CCTACCGAACCGTCGGTGTCATAGAGTTCGATGGTAGCACCTGTGACTCCGGCCAGCGTGTCGCGGTACAATATAGGCGCAAAAAGCAGTGCGGAGGAACAGCAATGTCTACGACAGGCAAACGCAGCCTACAGATGGTTCATCGGATACGATCCGGCCGAAAAACTGCTCGATGCAAGTGCGCTCCGGCAGAACAGAATCCGCAGATACAAGAACGGCGACGTTTCACAGCGGATATTCGACGAGATCGTTCGACAGGCAATGACAAAGGGACTTGTGGGAGGAAAGATTCTGTATTCGGACAGTACACACCTGAAAGCCGCACACGGCAAAAAGCCTTTGAAATTCGATGTCGATGAGGTCAAAAAGCAGAGAGCGGAAGAGAAAGAAAACTACTTTAACTATGACAGTCAAGGCGGCAACGCAAGCGGAGACAGCGATGATGTTAAGACGGTAAAGGCGCGTACAACAGACCCTGCAGCGGATTTATGCACCGAGAAGGCAAACCGGAAGGCTTCTTCTAACTTGACCGCAGAACCGTAGACAGCAAACATGACATCATCACTGATATATTCGCAACACCGGGAAACACAAACGATGTGAAGCCTTATCTCGAAAGACTGAGCGTACAGATTGACAAATTTGGGTTTGACGTAAAATACATAGGACTTGACGCAGGCTGCAGCATTTCAAACATTTGCAAATATCTTTACGACATGGGAATACAGGCGGCTATGGGACACCGCCGCGGCTGCCAACAGAAAGGAAAATACGGAAAAAGGGTAAAAATACTTACAAGAGAAGAAAGTAAACGGCGGAACGCAGCTTTGCCGATTCCAAAGAATTACATGGCCTCCGTTATTGCCGTATGCGGGGGCTTTCCAAGGTTACCAAGCAGTGCCTCCTCACTGCCGCCGTGCAGAATATGAAGAAAACAGCTTCCCTCTGTCGGGGGAGTACATCCGACTTCTTTGTGCTTTTTCTATGCTTTAACAAAAAAACAAAGCCTATCCTTGCTTCAGATGGACTTTGTCAGTGGTATGGACGCACTCAAAAGAGTACGCCGAAAACTGTATATATCGATCTTATCTGTGCGCATCGAGGACTTTGCGTTTGGATGCGCAAAGCTCTGCAATGAATAGCCTGTCTAAAGAAGACAACGAATAATCTTTGCGGTGAACCAGAAGGTCCTTGTAGATTTTCAGTTCCTCGTTGCAGGGAATTTCGACAAGATCAAACCTATCCAAGGTTTCTTGGGGAATCGGGGAGACCCACATAAAGCAATCGCTGTTTCTGCTCAACAGTTCGAATTGACTGCCGCGCTCGTAAACAAAAATACGTCGATTTGAGTTGTCGGGCAGCTCCTCTTTTTTTGACGCAGCAAACGGCATTGAGGGCACATAAGGGTCGGCATGAGCAATTTCGATATAGTCTTTAAGCATATTGAACTTAACACTGCCGGCGTGTGCAAGATTGCTGTTTCGACCTGCAACCAAAACATAGCGGAATTCGGCTACGAGTTCGTAGGCGAGATTCTTTTCTTCAAGCATGTCCTTATAGTACTTGTCATATTCCGCAGCATAGCGTACAATGCCGAGGCGATAATCCTCCTGCAAGACATTTTTCACAGTGTTTGCCGAGTTGGTTTCATAGTAAAACGCATCGATGGCATCCGAGGGCTTAAACAGCAGTGAGAATGCCGTGAATGCATCGGAAATATAGCTTGCACGGGGGCATGAAAGCGAAAAACGCTGACGTCGAGTGCCGGAACGGCGGAAGGCGGCTTCAACTTCATCACATACCACATGACTTATGACCCGCCATGATTGCACCAAGGCGGGGAACAGTAGTCTTGGTTTTCTCAACCTTTGCTTCCATATCAATCATCTGCATGAAGTTGTATCTTCTACTTCCGATTGTGATAAAACATTCAGCAAGTTTTGCTGCAATAGTGTCCCTTGCTTTCATTGTTACATTCGGCATTTTATTTCACCCCTTTCTTACGCAACCGTAACTGTTTCATAGAGTTTACCCATAGCGTTCACAACGGTGATTGCTGATGTAATCACAACCGCCTTTTTGGAATCGCCCTGTGCAACCGTAACATCAGAATCAGTGAACCCTTCAATAGCACCAAGTTCCTGTAACTGTGTACGGATTTTCACCAAGTCAGACCAAAGGGAAGTTCTGCCTGATGCATTGTTTGGAACAACACCAAGATACTTAGTGTTGAAAAGAACTGCATCATCATTTCCTAACTGGTCAATAACTCTGATCGTCTGATTGTCCTTGAATACATCCCCGCAAGTGTCCGAAGTGGTCACCATAGAGTTAATATCTTCAAGCACACGGACAACGCCGTTGACCTTATGGAAAGTGAACTCACCCGCCTTGATTGCTGCTTTTAACTCATTCTGTGTGTAATTGGTATCAACGGTGAAACCGCCGTCATATTTCTTGTTCTGACAAGACTTATTGACCGCACAACCGCTTTCTGCACCAGTTACCCAGTACACAAGTGCTGCTTCTGACCATCCTGTATCTGTTACCTTGTTCTTCACACTGATAACACCCATATAATCAGCAGACAGGTTATAAATAACCAACTGGAACTTGATACCCAGTTCATCACGCAAACGCTTGTTGAAAGCCACATATAACTTCTTGGTAACATCATCAGTAACCACAACGCCCATGGTGTTGTAGGTATATGATTCGATTTTATCTAAGTAAGCCTGATGTGCTGTGCCGTCAACCGTGCCGTTTGTACCACCAGTTAAAGGTGTTCCGGCTGTAATAGCAAGATCAGCAGCCTTGAATGTTACATAATCGTTTGCCACAAGATCAGCAGCCTTGGCAACTGTCTGTGTGTCAACCTTGACCGTACCGAAGTAGGTTGTAACATCATACTTGCTTGCATCATCTGCATTTTTCTGAATCACGATCTTCAAATCGTTACCACGAACACCACAATACTTTGCAGTTGCGTATGTGTTCGCTGCCTTATCACCACCGCCGTTCAGACGGTATGCATATAAGGTCTTTGCACCCATGAACAGATCATTAAGACCAAGCATCTTAGGACTGTCAAAGGCATAACCAAAAAGTTTCAGGCTGTTCTTCTGAAAATCTTCATTGGTCACTTCAAAAACTTCCCCTTCAATACCCCAATCAAGTTCAAGGGGCATTGTTGCAATACCTCTATCAGACAGTGCAGCGGATGCGGATGCAGCCGATACAAAGTTAATATAAGCACCGGGAAGTTCTTTGTTTTGTGAGGTAAATGTACCACCACCTAAAGCCATACTATTTCACCTGTCCTTTCATGTATTTTTCAACTAAATTGTCAACGGTTTTCATGGTGTAACTTTTATCTTCATCAAGAAGGGCATCCACCAAGTCCCTTCTGTTTGCAAAACGGGCAGATGCAAGAATCTGTTCCTTGCTGAACATTGGTTCAGTCTGTTCAGACCTTGCAGCAGTTCCCGTTGTTGTCTTTTTTGCTGCCATAATCAACCACCTTCCTTCACATCCGTGCTTGCCGTCATAGTTTCCATTGGTGTCTGATCTTCCGTCTTGACCGTGAAAAAGTCATAATTGACAAAAAAATTCAGAACACCGTCAACCACCTGATGATTCATTTTTGAACCCCTGATTGGCTTGGTATCACCGTCTGTTGTGATATACTCCAAACAGTCATACATTCTTTCAGCCACATCAGCACATTCCCGCTGCTTCTTTGCAGACTGTGGGAAATACTGGATGCAGAACTGATTGGTACGTTCATACCGTTTGCCAAGGAAAAGGTTGTTGTTTGGGTTCAAGCAAGCAATAAAAAAACAAGGCTCTTTCAAACCTTGCTTAATTTCTTCATTGTGGATTTCATAATCATCCCCAAATTCTTTGTTCAGGGAACAACTGATTGCTTCAACTATTGAATTTATCATTTACCAAGTCCCCCTAAATATTTCTTGATTTTGTTTTCAAGCACCTTTGGGGCAATTTTCTGTAATTCCTGTTCAGATATGGTCATCATAAACTGACCTTTGACCCATCCTGAATGATTGGCTGTCCTGTGTCCGTACTCAACATAGGATGCATATTCAACCGGGTTCACAATTTCAATGACATAGGTGTCACCAAAATGGTTCACCGTCAGGCTGTCTGCATACCCTTGTGCTGATGCACGTTTTTCACCAGTCCAACCACGCCTTAATGTACCGCCCTTTTTTCCTGAACTTGCCGGGTACTGTCCGACAGGTGTTCTTTTTACCACCATGCGAAGCAACCGGGCAGCAAGTTCTTTTGCACACGATTCCACAAAGTCATCAGGATTTTGCAACTTTCCCAACTGCTGCTGAAAGTCTTTCAGACCTTTGCAGTCAAATCTTCCCATTCTACCCATTTACGCATATTCCTTGAACAGTTCAAGTGTAATTTCCTGATGCGTTGGATATGTGGAAGGGACACCGCTGCGGGTGTAGTCCGTGGTCACATTGTCCTGTGTTACTGTCAGTTTTGACCCCGCTTTGATGGTTACATCCGGGGAAACAAATAACTTTGTGCTTTGCGTGATCGTTGCTGCTGATTCTGACTGAATTGCTGTTTGCAGTTTTTCAAAAGATAATCTGCACGGTTGGTCTTGTAAGACTACAACCTCTGATTCTTCCATAAGTTTTGACTTCTCATTTTTTACCTTTTGCAGTTCTGTCACCGTCAAAGTACCAAAATAGGTCGCTTCAATGGCTTTCCTTGCAGCCTTTTGTGCTGCCTGAATCTGCTTTACCATCTGATACGCCTGAATGAATTAAATTCAGCCTTTCCATAAGATAAAAGATAATTGATGAAAGAAGTCAGTCTTTGTTCAGGGGTCATTGAACCTTCACCAGTTGCAAAAACCGTGTTGGTGTCCCCTGTCTGAATCTGTTTGACAGCATATTCTAAATCAAACCCGGTAAGATCATCAGGTGCAAAGGTTTTCTTGGAAAGAAGAAATTCACCCACCGCCATATCAACGGCAATGTGTTCCAGTCCTTCCGGCACATCATTCCAGTTGATTTCATTCTTGATTGTGCTGCGTACTTTCTCAACGCAAAAGGTCAAGGCAAATTCATCATCTGCCTTGACCGTATAACCGAATGATTTCAACCGTTCTTTTACTGTATCAGTATCAAACATTGCAACCACCCTTTCCGATCAGAAATTAACCACGGGAAATAATACGGGCAATCGGAACTGCCTTGTGTTCAATGGTCTTGGTATCAGATGCAACCAGTGACCAGTTCTTGCCGTTCCCTAACTCTGTGTTAGTTGGTGAATTGGTTTTCTGATCTACCTTGAGATAAGAAACACCTGAAACAGAAACAGCGTGACGTTTACGGGAAATAAGTGTGTCCTCACCACCCCTTGTCTTAGCATCACGCACCATTTCATAAGGCACTTTTGCACCTACATCTTCAAATCCAATAGCACCTTCACCAAGGATATAAGTTGTGTACTCTGTATAAGCATCCTGTGCCTTGATACCTTTTCCTGTGTCCTCTGCAACAGCTTCAACAACCTTAGTAGGTAAAGAATCATCAATGATAACCAGTCTGCCGTTCCAAGTACCCATTTCAAGATCACGTTCAATACCCTGTGCATCTGTGTACTTTAAGTATGCAAGCAGTTTCAGATTTTCAAGATTAGTAGCAACCGCACTGTGACAGTAAACTAACTTGAACTTCTGCTTGTTGTCACCGCAAGCCTTCTGAATGGCACTGTTCAGGGTGGTTGCATCCATCTTCATAGTGTCATCAGTGTGTTCAGCACCCGCCTGTGCAATATCATAAGTATGTGCTTCAACAAACGCTGCATTGGACTTCTTAATGTCACCAGTTCCAGTGTCTTTCATTCCAAACACACCCTTTAAGATTGCAAGGATAACATCCTGATCTACACTGTTCCAGTAGTCGTTGATCTGACTTCTTACGTTTGCCATGAAGTCAGTACCACCAGTTATATCATAACTGAAATCTGCTTCTGTCCAACCGTTCATTCTGCCATAAGTGAATACACCCTGTTCAAAGGTGTCAGTTCTATCAGGTGTAACATTGTCAACACCGTCATAGTTCTGTGGTGTGCCGGAAAGCAGACCAAAGAACGGTAACACTGCGTAAACAGTGCCAGTCTGTGAGTTGTTCACAAACGTGTCACGAAGTCGTGCATCACCAACGATTGCACGGGATTCACGTAACTTGTTCAGTTTCACGTTCGGAATTGCACTCATGTACTTACCGAACGCCTTTTCATTAAAACTTTTAGCATCAAATTTTGCCATGTTTCGATTACCTTCCTTTCATCAAATTAAATCTGTGCATCCGGGTTTGCTTCCATGTAAGCGGTAAGTTCGTCATAACTCATTTTTGAGAAATCGACCTTTTCACCCTCACCCGGTTTCTGTTCCCCTGATGCTCCCGGCTGAAAACCTTTGAAATTCTGCTGCTGTTTCTGCTGCTTTTGTGCTTCAAACAAGAACTTGGTGTCATCACCACTTCTTAACTTCTCGATCTGTTCATCCAGTCCTTTGACATTTCCGTCCTTGTCAAGTTTGGCTTCTCCAAGTTCAAGTAAGGCTTTGACAGCTTTGATGTTCTTTGCCTTTGCACCAGTAAGTGCCTTTTCAACCGCAAAATCAATTTTCAACTGGTTCAGTTCAGATTCATGGGTTGCCTTGGCAGTGGCATTTTCAGTCTGTAAGTCCTCAATCTTCTTTTTCAGATCAGCGTTGTCCCCGGCAGATGCTTTCAGGGTTTCTAACTGCTTGTCACGGTCACCGACCTGTGTTTTCAGTCCTTCAACCTCTGTCTGCAAGTTCTTGATTTCTGTTGAAGCAGTACCCTTTGCGTTCTCAATGTCATCACCATTGATTTTCATTACTGAATCAGCCTGTTCCTTGGTAAGTCCTAAATCCTCTAACTGTTTTCTTGTCATTTCTATACCATCCTTTCAAATACGTTTTTATACGGGGTTACTCCCACATGATTGATTGGTTTTTGTTCGGTTTACGCTTGACAACCCGCAAGAAAAAAGACACCCGTTGCCGGATGCCTTTTCTATGTGCTACTTGACCCAGTAGCCGGGAGATAATCAGGATCACCATGCCTTTCTCATTGTGTACGTTTTCATGTGCCTTTTATCCCCCTTTCTTACCTCATATAACCGCCATATAGCAGTTATTACAGGTCTATTGATAACTTGTTAAGGTATGAAAAAAGCACGGTTATTTGACCGTGCTTTCATCAGCAGATTCTTTCATATACTCTGCAAATTCTTTCTTTAATTCTTCCGGGGCATCCTCTGTCAGATGCCAGTTGTCAGGTTCAGGGACAAAAAAAGGACTATCCCAAAATGACGGCATTGATTGTGACATATTACTTCACCCCTTTCAACAGTTCTTCCAACATTTCACCAAACTTTGCTGCAACAGGTCTTGGTTCATCCGATACCATGTATTCAGCAAAACATTCAGCAAACCATTCCTGTGCATCTTTGGTTGCATATCCACTGACTTCATTGCGTATGTCAGAAACTTTCAACCCGCATGATCTCATTACCTTTGGTCTTAGATCAGCAGATACAATTTTCGGTCTGTAATTATTCAGTAACCCACATACCATTTCAGTATATGACAGGTAATCATCAATAGCGTGTCCCAGTTCGTGCATAACAATAGCACTGAAATCTGTACCCTTTGGATGAAAACCCGCTTGCAAGTCTTTTTCATAGGACTTTGCAAGTTTTTCCATATCAGAAAAATACTTTGTATTGACCGTAACACCACCGTGACCAAGACCAAAAGAACATTGTGCGTATGTCATACCGCCCAACTGCGTACTTCCAACTGCGTTCAATTTTCCCTTCAACTGCGGGAATTTATCAAATAGTTGTTCATGGGTCTTGTAAATGGACTTTGCACAACCCAAATCCAAGCCTTTCAGACCTATTCTTTCATTGGTGTCATACACATGACCGTTGATTTCCGCAACCCTAAACCATTGCTGATCTTTCATCAAATCCTGAACCTGTTCAACAGTTTCACAATCATCAACGGTTTTCTTTTCTTCTGTCTTGATTGTATCATCCGGCAACGCTTCTTGCAAACCTGACTTATCACCGCCGTTGACAAACGACTTTTCCCATTCCTTATAGGTCATGTTGCCCGGTACAAAGTAGGTCTTGCCTGTTTCTTCATCCCGTGCAGCACGTTCACCGACAGCATCAAATTCATCATCAAAATATGGTACTGTGGTTGAACGGCAATGAACATGAAACGGCGGTGCAGTCACACCAACCTTCCATTCAGACATAGGGAAATGCTTGCCATCCATACCCCGGCATATATCCGAAGTATGGGAATCCAGTGTTGCCACAATTTCAAACTGTTCAACATCCAGTTCAGTGAAGCAGTCCTTCTGTGCTGCGGAACTGAAAAAGGCTTCTTCTGTCATTACCAACCGCCCGGCGTTGGTCTTGGAAGTGTTCATCTTCCGGGCAATTTCATCAATGGCTTTCTGCGGGTCTTTTCCCAAGATGATGTTCTGTGTCAGGGTGTTGTTCAGTTCATTGACCAACTTCTGACGGTTGCCCCATATCCTTTCACTGAAATTCTTGCCGTCAACCGCCCAAGGCTTATTGATGACCTTGCTGATCTGCTTGTCATCCAGTGCGGAAAAGTCCCAACCAACACCCACACCCTTCTGAATCTCATAGGCTGTGTGATAATAGCCGGACTTGTAAACATTCCGCATTGTGCTGTCAATGCTGTCAAGTTGGTTTCCAAACATGACTTCAATGCTCTGTTGGGTCTGTAACTTCAAGGCTTCAAGTCTGCTGATATGGAATCTTGCAGATGCGTTTTCAAGCTGCTTGACCCAAGTGCCGTTGATCGCATTTTCCTGACCGTACTGAATGTACTGGTTCACATCCCATTTCAGTTCAGCAAGTTCCTTTGCGTTCAATATCCGCTTTGCTTCTGCAAGGGTTACCCCATTGTTAGATGCAAAACGCTGATACCATGCAGCAATCTGACCTTCAAGTTGCTTCTGTGCCTGTCGGTATTGTTTTTCAATATCCGCATAGCACTGAACCCCCTGTTGGTGTGCAGCCTGTTCAAGCAGTTCAAAACGCTTCTGCCAGTATTCACCGTTATTCATCTACTTCACCGCCCTGACTTCCCTGTGACGGGTCACCTTTGTTGTCAGGGTCATCATCTGCATCGTCACCGTTCTGATTCTGTGTACCAAACGGGTCATACTGTGCAAGCATTTCTTTCTGTGCTTCTTCCTTCTGCTTTTTCAGGCGTTCCATTTCAAGTTGCGGGTCATCCACCCAAGGGTGCATACTGATGATTGTTTCATCAGAAATGATTCCCTGTGACTTCTGACAGTTATCAATAATATCTGATTCATTCATCAGCATATCACGGTTGAATACTACATCAACCCCATCTTCTTCACCTTCAAAATCACCCTGTCCTGTATTGGCAAGGTGGCAGTTGACAAACCAAAGTACATCATCCATTGTTGCCTGTGCTTCTGATTCTGTATCATTGGCATCTGTATCAATGTCAGAATACATTGACTGAATGTTCATCTGATTAGGATTGCCGGAAAGTCTGTCATCCTTGGCATCATAACCCATTGCGTTCTCAATCAAGGCTTTCTTGAAGATTTCCACAATGGTCTTGTAATTCTCTGCGTTGACTGTGATTTCAAGGGTTTCAACCCCGCCCTTGGTGTCACCGTCATACCTGACTTTGACTGCACCAAAGGTTGCAAGGTTTTTTCTGAACTCACCCAAATTAGTACCGTCATAGTTTTTCAGTACCAAAATGGTGTTCCTTGCATCCTCTTGCATATTGTTTTCAAAGTCAGACAGCATCACATTGATACCGTCCTGTAAGGACTTGACCCTTTTAATCAGCGGTGTTTCCTGTTCATTGGCTTTCAATGGAATCAGGGGAACACGCTGCCAGTTGAACATTTGCACATTTCCGGCTGCATCCGTCATTGTAACGTGCGGGAAATCAGCAGTGTCATTGTTCACAACATCAGGTATCAGTTTTGAACCGTCCAGTATGAACAGGTGAACACCTGTCAGATCATACAATTCAACCTTTTCAATGTACTTGCGTTGTGTGCCGTCATAAGCAACTGACACATACAGTCTGATGAAGAAATCCAGTTCAGTATGTTCAGAATCTTTCCAAAACGGCAAAATCTCATAAGCGGGGAAAAGCCTGAAAGCAAATTCCCCCCGGTCATTGTAGTAAGGATATAGCCAAGCAATACCGCCATTATATGCAGCTTTGCCCGCACTCTTTAATGTTCGCATGAACTTCTTGTCAAATACCTTTTTCAGCAGTTCAATGTACTGTTCATTGTCACCGTTTAATGTAAACGGCTTGCCGAACAGGTAATTGGCTTTCTGATTCACCATTTTTGCATACTGGTTATCAACAATACGGTTGTTTGGTAAGTTCTCAACAACTTCAAGTTTGCCGTCCTCACCTATCATTGTACGCTTGCGGTGAATCACATCATGGTCACCGTCATAATACAGAAATCCCTTAATCTGCATCATCCTACGGGGTGAACACTTCCAAGCAAGGATTTCTTTTTCAAGAAATTCTAAGTCAGTCATGTGGGATTTTGCCCCTTCCAGTATGAAATTACTTAATTTCAAAGTGATTGCATCCACAAAGGAACTGAACACTGTTCAATCACCCCTTTCATTGCATAATAAAATCAAAACCCCTGAAAACACTGCATTTTCAAGGGTTGTTGTTACTAATTTGTTTCTTTTATTCAAAAAGTAGTTATACAGGCATCATAGGCGGTCACCTGTTGCAACCGCCCCGGAGTAAGCATTTGACAACCGTTTCCTACCGTCCAAAAGAACGGTTGCTGATGCCGTGTATTCTACCCGGTAATTGCTTAGTCAAAACTGAAAGCATCACCCTTCACAATAGATTCAACCGCATAACGCATTGCATCCATCAGGTGATTGAAGTCATCAATAGGACGATTCAGTTTCTTGCCTGTCTTGGCATCCTTGTCCCATTGATAGTTGCTGATCTCTGTGATGAAATTCACGCAACGGGGATGAATGATAATGTGATAGTCCTGTATGAAGTCAATGCCGTTGTTGATGCTGTCCTTGCCCTTCCTTGCTTTCCTGATTCCTTTCAGACCCAGTTCACGCAAGCGGTCAATGCTCTTTGGTTCTGCTGAATCGGCTGTGATTTTCTCTTTCACATATCCCATCCGCTGCACCTGTTCCGCAATGGCTTCATTACTCATACCCGGCTGATACATTTCATCAAACACCCAAATGGTCTTGCTTGACTGGTCAATAAAACCACAAAACAGTGCTGACGGGTCATTTGTATAACCAAAGTCAAGACCGAATACAGACTTGACCCCGGCAATCTTCTTGACTTCATCAATACTGAACGCCTTTTCTTCCCAGTTCTCATAGACAAGACCGTCTACAATACCCCAATCACCAAGACCCGCTACTTTGTAACGCCTTGGGTTCTGCTTCCGCATGGTTTCAAAGACTTTCAAGTCTGCCTTATCCAACCATTCATTGCACTTGTAATTGGTAGTCATTGCAAGGACTTCATCATCAGGGGTATCAAAAAACCGCTTCTTTATCCAGTGGTGTTCATTCCACGGGTTCAGTGTAAGTGTTATTTGCTTGAACAGTCCTGAACCGTCAGGAACAGCACCACGGATTGATTCATCAAGCATATTGAAATCATCTTCTGAACTGATTTCATACGCTTCTTCAATCCACATCCAACACAAACAGCCAATATCAACGGTTATTGATGTTACTTTCAGGGGGTCATCCAGTCCCCTGAAATAAATCTTTTGACCTGTCGGTTTATAGGTCATTTCAAGTGGTGATTCTTTGATTTCCCAAAAGGCATCAACACCAAGGCGGTGAATCGCCCACTTCAATTCTGTGAAACAGGAATCTTTCAGGGTTCTGAAAGTCTTTCTGACCACAAGGGTATTTGCCTGTGGGTACTTCATCATATTAGTGATGTACCAAAGGGCAGTTGTTTTCGATTTCTTGGATGCACGGCTGCCCTTACATACCCTATATCTACCTTTCCAACGCCAAAAAGTACCGTAACCCTTACCAACCAGTTCAGGCAACTGTACTTTCTTCTTGCCGGACTTAGTAACCTTGTAATCTTCCGGGTACAAGATAAACTTCTGATACCCAAAAACATACTGTGAAGAAATGCGGTTCTTTACCATAGGCAATCACCGCCTAATCTTCAAGGGCATCTTCACCTGTGATAACAATAGGCTGCGTGATGTTCACATCCAGTTTGTCATTCCACATACCCAAGTGTTTACCAAGTAATTCAAGTGCTTTCAGTTTTGGTGAAATCTTGACTTCCCTTTCAACACTTGACCCGGTTTCTGATTCAGACTGTTTGTACTTCACGGATTCAATGCAAGCAAGGTCATCATCAGTTGCATTGTCTTTGATTCTTCCGTGACTATCAACAAGGTCTGTCATCTTCACAAAAGCAATGCGGGCAAGTTCTAAAACAACCCTGTCCTGATTGATTCCTGTTCTTTTGCTGCGTTCTGCCATTGCAACACTAATTGCCTGTTGAACCTTGACATTTGCCAACATCCTTGAACCTTGCTGATCTGCTGTTTTTGCCGAATAACCCGCACGAATGGCTGCTTGTGTTGCGTTCAGGTCAATCAGGTATTCTTCAACAAAACGCTGCTGTTTTTCAGTTAATTTTGCCGTTTTTGCCATCAAACAACACCCCTTTCATGTATTTTTGCAATAAAAAATCCCTGAAACATTACATTTCAGGGTGCAAATATCGGCATAAACAAAAAAGAATTGTGAAAAAACAACCGCTTCTTCACAATTCCCATCTTGTCAAGATACATCCTATCATTAGTTTCAAGAATACACAATATACATGAAACAACAAAATCTATCGTAAAACGCTCTTTTTGTTGTTTCAAGTGACAGTAAGTATACATTAAGTTAGGTAATGCAGATCATCATAGGTTTCTTCAAATCTTGTAAGTGCCTTTTTGTGAAGATTCCTGACATACTGATATGACATACCCATTTCACCTGATGCAACTTTCAAACTCTTAAACTGCACATACACCTTGAACAACACTTGTGAATATCTTGCATTGTGCAAACCTCTTATCTGCTTGATGATCTGTTCCTTGGCATCTGAAAAACTGTCAATTTCCCTGTTTATCTGTTCATTGAAATCAACATAGTTCGTGACCTGTCTGCATAAACTGTCACCTGTTGGACTTGTCTGCACTCTTTCAGCAGAATAATCAATACCGCCCGTACTGCAAGCATTGGTTTTCATATCATCAAGGCGTTCTAAGTCCTGATTGATATTAGTATCAAGTTCCTGTAACTGTCCTAAATATTCCCTTGCGGATAATGTTTTCATTCTTTCACCTGTCCTTTCCTTGGTATCGGTTGGGTAACGGTTGAAAATTGGCAAAAAATGTCTTGAAAGCCTTGTAAATACTGACGGTAACGGTTGGTAACGGTAACTGTTAAACTCTTATACTCTATATTTTTACTTTTTTATAGATACATAAAAAAATACTAATAATAAAAATAATAAGAAAATTACATTTAACCGTTACTACAGTTACAAACCGAATAAATAAAGACTTTCAACCGTTACCGTGAACCGCTACCAACAGTTACCAACCGCAACTACTGCATAAAATCATACGGTGTATCATTCACCTTTGTATAAATCACATCAGCAACAACCATCTGACCAAACTGCTGACCCGCTGCAAACTTAGGAACAGCAATCACGGCAACCCCGGCAGTATGCACCCCATACAACAACTGTGATATGTATTGGTGTGCAAGTTCATAAAGTTCTGCACCAATCACCTGACCTTCAAATTCTTTTTCTACCAACGGGAAAATATCATCATTCATTGACACGCTGCCCTTCTGTTCCAATAATTCCAAAATCTTATTTTCCATAATTTCTTAACCTCACCTTTCTATCTTGCCTGTCTTTCATTCTCTGAACCTTTTTGTTGGAACTCATTACTTCCAGTTCCCAAGGTTTCATTTGTGGAAACCATTTCCACCTATCAAATGTACCTGTAAATATTTCATTCATCTGTAAACCCTTCCCGTCTTGGTATCTTTTACCTGAACACGTTCAGTCAGTTCAAACCCCGCACCTTTGATGATGTACTTCAAAACCTTAATCAGATCATAGGCACGTTTGTCTGCTGCTTCACATTCAACCTGTTCACGTTCTTCCTTTGCAACTCTACCAACCGCAATAGTTGCCGTTGGGTCTGCATAACCTTCTGTATTTCTTCCACCTTTCACTAATTGATACCTTCCTTTCTTATAATCCCACTGTTCAGCATTGCACTGAACATACTTTCAAATATCGGTACGGGTATGGAATTACCCGCCTGATGATATAAGGTTCTGTTCATTTTTCCCGGTTCAACTCTGCAAGTTGCTTCTGCTGCATAAAAATCATCATCCGAATACCCCATCAACCGCCAACATTCCAGTTCTGTCAAATATCTGTATTTTCCACCACCAAGATCAATGACCTGTGCGGGTGTCCTATCCTGTCTTGTGGTAATAGTATTTACATAATCTTTGATTATGGTTGCCCTTCTGATTCCTTTCTTACCAATTACTGAATAAACACTTGGCTGTGTCACCAAGTAGCAATCAGGAACATCACCGTATTCAAGAAAATTTGAAATGTTCTTCATGGGTCTTTTTTCCATCAGTTCAAAATCAAAAACATTGTCACCAAGAACTGATACTGTGAAACACCGTTCCCGTGCCTGTGGTATTCCATAATCACGGCAGTCTAACACTTTGTAATTATTGGAATAACCCAACTTTTCCATATATGACAGGTAACGGTTGAAGTTGTGAACCATGTGCTTTGATAAAACATTTTTTACGTTTTCCCATATCACAACAGTTGGTTTCCACTCACCCATCTGTTCAATAATATGTACCGTTTCCCACATCAGGGATGATCTTGTCCCTGAACCTTCATCAGCACCTTTTCCTTTGTTTATTCTTCCGTCTGCTGCCGTTGCTTTTCCCTGATGCCCCGCAATACTGAAATCCTGACACGGTGACCCGTGAATCAGAATATCAGGTTGAAGATTCCACCCCACTACTGTCTGCGGTGAATATGCTGATTCCTGTTCAAACATTGCATTGTATGACCTGACAGCCTTTTCATCAATTTCCACATAATCAATAGATTTTACTGAAACACCTATGTTTCTAAGGGCAACCCTTGGTGACCCTATGCCACCAAAAAGTTCCAATATTTGCAGTTTTTCTGACACATTCAATCACCTTCCTTTCTGCTATGAAACAAATATCTTACAATTTTTATTGTTCACTTTTTTCTGAATTACTCTGAACCCAAGCCTTTTATTGATCTGCTTACTGAACACAATATTTGACATTGGCTGCATTGCATTGTCTGCACAAAAAACCTGATACCGCTTATATACATCAGCGGTTGGTTCATTTTCTATCATGTCAACCCCGGTGTCATTGATAAATGCAAGGATAGGGTTGTTTTCTTCTTCATACTCTGTCAACTGGTTCTGAACCTTGTCTGACTTGGTGAATCCGTCATTGATGATAATTCTTTTCAGACCTTCCACACCAAGCCTGATGAAATATTCAACGCTTTCCTGTTGAATCAGTTTGTACTTGATGAATGGGTCATAATCAGGGTCATCCTTGCTGAATGTGGCATTGAATGGAATAATAACCAAACGCCTAAGTACCGCCCCTGTCTTGTCCTTCATACGGGGAATATCATTTGCACTGAATAACAATTTGATGAACGGGTTGAACTCAAACGGGTCTTGTCCTTTACGTTCTGCCTTGATGCGGTTACCTGTTACTATTTTCTTGAACACACTGACCTGTGAACCTTGAAGGAAATCATCACCAATATCATCACCAATGTTTGCCAGTTTACCGAACATCATTGAAGTATTGAACCTGTCCCCCAGTTCTTTCAGGTCAAGTGCTGAAATGTTCCGATCACCAAGGATTGCTTTGACACAATCCAAAAATGTACTTTTACCGTTTGACTTGTCACCTGTCAGGATGAACGCCTTGCCTAACTCATTTCTTCTGTAAAAGCAGTAACCAATACATTCTTCCAACAACGCCCTGATTGCTGCATCACCACACGCTAACTTGTTCAGTGTACTGTCTGCCAGTTCAGAATAGGCATCCGGCTTGTAGTCCCAAGGAATCTTGTTGGTAATAACAATGTCTGTGCTGAATGGTTTCAGTTCCCCAGTCACAAGGTCATATACACCATTGTTGAAAGCAATCAGGTTTGCATCTGACTGTTCTTTTTCATCAACGATCAGTTCCATATAGTCAAGAACTTCCCGGCGTTGCATCTTTTTCAGGTTTGGGATGTGCTGAATCATGTTTGATTCAATTTCTTTGTACCCATTGGAATACACACCGTCTTTGTATATGTGCAACTGCCCGTTGATTTTGATAACATGTGCCGTGTTCTTCATAAACACTGCAAACTTGTCAAACAGGAATGTGCTGCCAAGGAAAAAAACAGGTTTCTGAAAAGCATCATCACGCAAGATCACTTCCAGTTCATCATCTGACAGTGGTTGTTTCAGAACAAACTTGTTCAGGATGCGGATGCACTCACGGGTTTCTTCAACCGTGAAATCATTTGCAGTCAGGGTCAGGATGTAATTGAAAAGTGCTTGATTCCTTCCGTCCCCGGCATCCATATCAACAAAGTCTGCGGTTGCCTTGACCGGGAACAACCACTTTGGAACTTCCTGATACTTTCCACCTTCTTCAATGTCCCATTCACAAAATCTTTCTTCACCGTCAATCTTGATGACCTCATAGGATAACTTACTGCCGACCTTTATATCAGCAGTAAGACCAACAGCCAACTGAACGTGTGTCCTGTTCCTTGCAATAGTGCGGTTCTTGAAAAGAAAGTGTTTTCCCCTACTGGTACAAAGGACTTTACAGTCAAGTTGCAGTTCTTCCACAATGTTCATCAGAATTTCAGATTGGTCAGAATCATCAATGTCAATAAGGATGGTGTCATCAGCCAAAACCCCACCGAACCCATTCAGGTTCTTCACTTCATCATAGGTTTTCCATGTGGTTCTGTTTTTCAGTTTTTCAATGCTCGCCTTGCCCTTGGTTTCAACATAACCTTTGTAAAGCATCTTTTATCACCTACCTTATGTGATGTTTTCTAACACCTTTTTATAAAAATCCTTATTCCTGATGTTGCTGTTGTACCGGGACTGATAGGAACGAAGTAGTGTTTTCACTTCTGCAAGTTCTTTTCTGCACCCTTTCACTTCTTCATTCCATCTGTCCCACCCTTCCGACTTATGCAGCGGTGTTGACTTCTTGTAACTGTCACGGGTATATAAAGCATCCCGCAACTGCTTCTGACAATAACTGACTTTCTGTTCATACCCTGTGATATACCGTTCAGTTTCCAACTGTTTCTGTTCAAACTGTTCAATCCAGTCCTGAACAAATTCTTTAATCTGCTGTTCACATTCCGGGGTGAAACTGCTTCTGATAAGTTTCAGCAGTTTCCTGACCTTGGCAATGCTGCGGATATTCAGAAATTCTTCAAGATGAACAGTCATTGAACCATTTTCATATCTGATTTCTAAATCCATGAAAAACCTTCCTTCCCGGTGTTACGCTACAACACCAAATTGTTTCAAGCGTTTCTTTGCTAAATCTATGTACCACTGCCTATCAAGTTCATGCGGTGTTTTTACCCCAACAACTGAATCATTGAAAATGAAACAGTGGTCAGGTGTATTACCGAATTTTTCACCCTTTGCTTTCACCTGTTTACGTTTCAGCAATCTTCCGTCATTCTGATCGTTAGATGCAAACACCCTGTATGACTTATATGTGTATTTGTCCTTGTCAGGGTATTCATATACCGTCTTGATTGTTCTTTTGCCTATATGACTGACAAGCGGGGTGCAATGCTCATGTTCTACCCAATCATACTTGTCTGATAACTTGACAATCTTCTGAAACATAATCAGGTCATCACACTGATTGATGGTCTGTTCAACCGGGGTTTTCTTGACCATGTAGTCAACCAGTGCTTTATTCAGGATTGGCAGATCATTGTCAACCGCTGAAAGTTCCTTCACATAAGCACCTATTCTTTCAACCCCACCGTCAATACCAACCCAAAGGTAATTGTTCACATCCTTCTGATAGATTTCACTGATATTATCCAGTTCAAGAAGAATTGAACACTGATCTGTGGAACAACGCTGTTCCCACTCCCAACAAATATCATCAACCATTTCAAAGGCTTCATCTGTGTCAGGAATCCAAATAATAAGACCGTCCGTGTTGGACTGAATCAGTTCAAATCCCGGTACAACTTCAAGGTGTTCAATCAGGTCAAGCAACATCAACTGACCGTTGATACACATACAGTTATTGTTTCTTGGGTCATACGCTGCATTGGTTTCATCCTTCATTGCACCTGATAAGGCGTTCAGCATCTTTTTATATGGCAACTGTGCTTTCTTCCACCGTTTGGCTTCTTTCTTGTTTCCGGCGTGTGCTGCTGCAACCTGTTTCTTTTTCATGGCTTTTCGTGTGTCATACACCAGTTTGAAGTTGTTATTGGTTGCTGCCCTTGTAACCAGTCCCCAAGCAATCAGCATTGACGGATAATAATTGTTTACATCAACGTGCAGCAGTTGCCCGGTCTTGTGAATTGGTGTGGCTGTTGCCCCATGAACACCGCCAAAACCGAATGAATGAGGAATACCCGCAACCACGGTTTCAAGACCCTGTTCTTTGTACCATGTACGTTTTGAGTATTTATCCATGTGTGCCAAGTCCATTGACAAGGCTTCCTGTCTTTTCTGTTCAAACCAGTCCTGAACATATTTATATTTTTTCAGTTGCAAGCACGGCAAGAAGTAGAAATCAAATTCATCTTCAAAGGATCTGCGGGAACAACCAAGCACTTTTGCCGTGATTCTTGCTTCACTGTCCCCTATATCAGACAGTCTTACAATGTCCGGGAAAGCCTGAATGATACCGTGCATTGCATTAAATTCATCTATTTTTTCAAGGAATACTTTGATAGTTTCTTCTACATCATGCCGACAGTAGAAAACTGTCATTTCAATTTCTTCCTTGGTTAATTTCCTCGACTTGTACAATGAGGCGAGCGTCATATACAGTGAGCTCATTCTCAATGACAACAAGGTTCTGTCGCTTATGAGGTCACAGAAGATACCTTATGATGTCCCGGGTGCACCGGTCATGGAAAAGTGGAATGTCACAGAAGGCAGGTGGGACAGCTACAGCCCGTCAGCTGAGGACAAGGCAGTCCGTGATACCTATGGCAATCTTTTTGCGGACGAGTATCTAAAGAGCAGTGGTTCATTGGATGGTATCAGTGAGTCGGAGCTTACTGATGTCAATTCCAAATTTAAAAAGGAAAATATAGATAAAACAGTATATATTAATATAGAACAGGTCGGCAATGATTATGAGGTAACTATCAATACGATATATACATTCGATTTCACGGATTATAAGGTAGTGTACAGGGCTGAGGATACGTCTCCGGGTGTGGTCGTCACTCCGGGAGCCGGGACTCCTATGACATTCTACAGATGTTCGGGGAAGCTGGTGTATAAGGCTGATGAGATTAAGCTTACCTTGGACAATGAAAAGCCTTTATATTTTCTCTACGCAAAGGCAGAGGGCGGCAGAATTTCAAGTGATGGAATTACGTTGGAAAAGGCTGCGGACGTAAGACATTTTAAGAGCGTAACTTATAATGTCGATGCAGCCTCCGGTGTACAGCTTACCAATGAAGATGGAACCTCAAGGAACATGAAGCTTTATTTTGTTGAGGAGGCAGGCGAAAGACAGGAGGAGAGCTTTAAAATCAATGTCGATAACAGCAGTCTCACAACAGCACTTGACCTATATACAACAGAATTTTACAACACCTTGGGGGCAGCACTTTCCGTCAATGTCAATAATGCCATAAAAGGTGTTGTTAATGTGTATTCTACAAAGGATGCGGCAAATACAGATAACCATATTGCGTATGAAAAGGGCGAAGAGATTACTTCACTATATAAGATCATAGTGAGCGTGGATTATGATGCTGACCGTGACGGAGGTTATTCGGAACAGGTGTATTCGGTAGCTACCGATGATTAAGAAAAATAATATACGTGCTGAGGCATATGTGCTTAGGCACGGTGAAATGGAGAAATGTATGGGCAGAAGAAGCACAGGCAGGCTTAAGGAGAATAAGGGTTCATCACTTATAATGACATTGGTTGTGGTATCCTTCATAGCGGTCATAGCGATGACTGTCATGACATTAGCCCTGTCCTCATACAAGATTAAGGCGATGGAGGCGCGGGGCAGAAATGCTTTCTATAATGCGGATATGGCGGTGGATGAGATATATTCAGGTCTTGCCGCTGACGCTTACAGTGAGCTTGCAGAGTCCTATGACTATGTTATTGGAAATCTTCTTGAGGTTGACGGCGATTCGGTCACAATGATTGACAACACTGCGGCTAACAAGCTTCTTAGAAATACATATTTCCGCAATGCCTGCTTCGCAATATTCGGCGGGAGCTATGGAATGAGTGATGAGAAGGACATTAAGAAAAAGATAGCGGATGAGCTCACAGCAGGAAGCACACTATCATCTGTGAACCTCACGGAATTATCCGATAAGCTTAGAAGCTATATCTCCGATGTCTATAAGGATGCTTCAGGTGGAAGCGAGATTGATATAAATGTCGGACAGCTTCCGCAGATTCTTATGGTTGACGGTGCGATAAATTCCGTGATTATAAAGGATGTCACAATAACATACCAGAATCTTAACACGGACTATTTTTCACAGCTCACAACGGATTACGAGATTGTATTCCCTGAGAAGGCTGATATCAATATCGTGGATGATGACAGCGATATTCTTCAGTCCTTCCGCGACTATGCGATTGTATCAAATAAGTATATCAACTCGATGGGCTCCATAAATGTAAATGGCGGAATATACGCAAATCTCGGAATAAACCATCAGGGTGCTTCGGAATCACCAAGTCTTTTAAGACTTACTGTAAATGGAGGCAATATTGTCACCAACGGTCTGATACAGCTTTCGCAGAATGCGGCTGTCACATTTGGAAACGGAAGAATATGGGCGGATAATATCGAGCTTATCGACTCAGACCTTGTAATCAATTCGGATGGTTCTGCGTATGTTGCGGATGACCTGACACTTACACAGGGTTCTAAGAGCAATTCTGTGACGATAAGCGGCGATTATTATGGCTACAGTATTGAGGGACATGGAATAAACAGCGCGGATGCGTCCCCGGCTAAGAGCAGTGCCATTATCATAAACAGTAAGAAGTCAAAGCTGGATTTTTCCAATATAAGAACACTTATATTGGGAGGCTACGGATGGGTTGTATATAATGAAGGCTCATCAGACCCGGGCGATGAGAGCTATTATAGAACGGGTGAGTCTATTGCCGTGCGCTACACACAGACTGCGTATGTTCTTCCGGCGTCATGGAACGGAATAATTAACGATAACTTCTTTGCAAAGAAGCTGCTCAACCCGGCACAGCGCGTGATTGCCAATCCGGTCGAAGGCGGGGAGTATGAGTACTATTACAATTTCTCGAGCGGTGATGCGGCTGCAAGCTTTTATCGCGGACTTTACGATGATGATACCTTCAATGAGCTTTGCTCAGATGCCGGGATAACCGGAGCCGGGAATCTAGCCGAGGCTCAGGTGATAAGAGCGAGAATAAGAGATGTGATTGATGAAGCTTATGACGATTTCCTTGACTATGACGGCACTGGAACTAAGGCTATCACGATTAACCCTAATGCCCGTGTGTATGAGAAGGGAATTGTGAGGGACAATGCTTCAAGCGTGAACGAGTATAACAGTGTCGGGGACGAGCTTGTCAGGGTTCTTTACGACAATTCGAGATGGAGACAGAGAATAATAGGAAGCCTCCTGATAGAGCTTGAGGATGACTGGATGTACAATTCCTCTGACTGGGATGGAAGCAGGCCTTATCCGACGCTCAACTACGGCTCTATGCGTTTTTCACATAAGATTAAATCGGAGGCTGAGTTAAATCATGGTGCAGTCGACAATATTCTCAAAGGCAGGTCAAAGATAGCCGAGGTCGGAAATGCCTATTACTATGTCGAGAATGAGGATGGCAGCAATGCGGAGAACTATGTTGTTTTCGTGCATAATGGGGATGTGAAGCTCAGCAATGATTTCGACAGCCGTGCACCTGAAAGAGGAATTATAATTGTTGATGGCAACGTGGTTGCAGACCGGAATTTTGAGGGCTGTATCATCGCGACGGGAGATATCAAGCTTGAAGGTGGTACATATAGTGCTGCACCGGAGCTTATTGATACGATTCTTAAGACACTTCCGGGTGTGAGAGGATATTTCGACGGAACGAATGTCACTGAGTTCGGAAAGCATACCGGCTACAATGATGGTGCACATGCAAAGCAGCCTGATGAGAAGGAAAAGGGCAATCTTAACAGCTATGCGGCATCGGATTGCATAAATATAGCAAATTACAGAAGAAGTGCAGCAACACAGACAGAGACGGAATAA